TTTCTAATATGAAACTTACACTCGAGTATGAAGAAGATTCTGATACAGCATTATCTATTACATTTATGTCTGTAAGGCATCTCGGATTTGAAAATATGTTATGTGATTATCTCAAGCGTTGCGGTGTCCCATACGAATTAATCCCCGTAGGGAACTCGCTTCCTAATAGGGATATGAAAAAATTAGATGCCGAATGGGAAGAATATAGAAAACAACTAGGATTTAGATGAATATACTAACAAATGAAAATAAAGCATACAACTTAGATAAGATTCCCAACGAAATCGAGGATATTAGATATTGTGTATTAGACTACTCAGATCCAAAGAATCCGGATTACTTTTTCATACCACTTATCTTCTTAGAAAGCTTTTACGCACCGGCAGTTGTGCTAAAGATTGGACAATACACGGTGCAAATGCCTTTAGATTGGTCGATACTTGTTTGTGATCAAGACTATAGCGATTTAGAATTGATGCCATTAACAAGTCTTAATGATCGTGGATTTCATACAATGGTTTTTAATCCGCTTAGGCATATGGTCCCGAGACCACAGGAAATAAACATTACAAATGTCTATGCTGAAGTGAAATGGTATTTCCCCAAACTAAAGAATGGTAATATACTTGTTGTGCCTGTCGAGGATAAACCTTTCCCAAATTGCGTATTATTTGTGAAAGAAACAAGTAAATTGCCAGATGTTATCGATATTGGAGCACTCTTTGAGTAATGAAGTAGGTGATTGGTTAGCAGGGTTCTTTGAAATGAACCCTGATGCCGTTGAAGTTGTAGAGGAAAAGGCTAAGAAAAAAGCTAGCACTCTAACACTCGACATGGAATTACCAGCTATGGATTTTTGTAATAAGAATTTCTATAGAGATTTATCTGATGAACATAAGAAAGAGATTGGTATTTGGGTTCTAATGCGGTTTATGAGTTCATCGCAGGGCGACGCTGAACATCATATAATGATGGTCAATGATCTTGTAAACCATAACTTCAATGCGCTGTCTAAGCATCCGGAACTGCAATGGAAGTTACTTTCAATGTGCGGAACAAGAAAGAAGCAATATCATCCGTGGATTGCACCTCCAAAGGGTATTAAGAAGAACCGAGTAGAAGAGGCAGTAATTGCAATCTTTCCGCTGATAAAGGATGAGGATCTTGAGCTATTGCTACAGCTGAACACGCAAGAAGAGTTGGTGCAGTTTTTTAAAGAAAACGGATATGACGATAAATCCATTAAGGAACTATTTAAAGCCGACAAAGGAAAATAACTCTTGCTGGCGAAAAAAGTAATGGAACAAAATTATTCCTGCAAATACTGCGGAACAAAGTTCCACAGAGAAAAGACGCTTATTACCCATATGTGTGTTAAGAAACGCAGACACATGGACAAGGATAGTGCGGGATCTCGGTTTGGATTAAGGGCATTTCAGAAGTTTTTTGAAATAACAACAAAGGCTAAACATCCAAAGACGATGGATGAGTTTATTAACAGCCCGTATTATATAGATTTTGCTAAGTTTGGTAATCACCTTGCGAATCTTCGGCCTATCTATATTGAAAAATATATAGAATACGTTATTATGAACCAGGTTAAATTAAAGGACTGGACAAAGGACTTTGTCTATTACTTTTATGTCGAAGATCTTATTAAGAAAGAACCAGCAAATAGCGCAGTAGAAAGAACCATTGAAGAAATCATTGATTGGTGCGCAAAGAACGATATTCCATTTAAGGATTTCTTCTTTAGCATATCTACAAATGAGGCCGCACACCTTATTAGGACAGGAAGAATTAGTCCCTGGGTCTTATATCTAGCATCCACTGGAGAAAATCTTATGACTAGATTTAATGACGATCATGCCAAGATGATAGGTTCCATAATTGAGCCCGGCTTTTGGATGAAAAAGTTCAAGAAGGCTGACGAGGATATGGACTATATTAGAACAGTATTGGAACAGGCAGGACTATGAATCTTCCAGTATCATTTAAGTTAGATAAAAGCCGCCAAAAAGAAGTTGGACAATGGCTTGTTGAAAATGGATCAGTTAATGATGTTACATATGATTGGGTTAGGGGAATTTTAACTTTTGAATCTGAAGAGGACGCTAACGCATTTACGCTGGTATTTGGAATATTTAGGCACGAGACTATTCTTGAGAAGATGATACAGAATGCACACGATTAATATTCTCGAATGGGACCTAACCTATACCGACCTTGTTAATTGGATACAAGATAGAGAAGCGAATGTATATGCAGTTTCTTTCTATGGTGCTGGTGCACCAAGTACACAATATAAATTTGAAAATGACGAAGACTTTGTTGCATTCAAATTAGCATTTAGAAAAGAGAAATGAAAAAAGTAACAACCGATGTAGATATTGATTGTTTTGGTCGAGATAAAATCCTAGAAGGATTAGAGTGTGTCTTTGGCCGAATTGATCGTGCTGAAAATAAAGTCGAGAAGCATCCGACCGGTGTTTATTTCCAAAATATTCCCCGCGATCCTACTACGAATATATCAACATTGGATCATAGAATTGCAAGCGATTATGGATACTTTAAGATTGATGTCCTGAATGTCAACTTATATGAGGATGTGCGTAACGAAGAACATCTATTGGCCCTAATTGACAAAGAACCGCCGTGGGACTTCTTTGAATATCAAGAGGTAACAGACCAGTTGTTCCATATAAAGGGGCATAGTGATTTGTTGCAGAAGTATAAGCCCAAATCTGCAGAAGATATAGCAATGATACTTGCTATTATTAGGCCCGGCAAAGCTCATTTGCGTGGAGCAGATTGGGAAACAATTAGAAAAGAAGTATGGATTAAAAATGTAGGCGCCGAATCCTACCAGTTCAAACGTTCTCACGGAATTGCTTACGCAATTGCTATTATTGTGAATCTGAATTTACTGATAGAGAAACTGTCTAAGGATTAATCCGCTTTTCTAATCAACTGGATTTGACGCTTCTTAATACGCTTTTTCATTATGTTATTCAGGCTTGTAATTGAGCCAAACATAATCTCTACGTCCTTATTCACCACAGTCTTCATGCAGTAACGAAATTGCTGCATTTGTCCTTGTAAGAAAATGTTGATAGGCAACAGTCTGTTGCTTTCCCACCACCACGTCTCACCGTGCTCAAGAAAAATAATCTTTTCTTCAGGGGAGCGAATAGATTCGTAATCGTAAAAGCTTATAATTTTATCGTCAGAATTTTGAATAATGCCAATATATTCGTGTGTCTGGCACCGCAATCCACTGAGAAAGGGGAATTTTTCTTTGATTTCTTCTAAGTTTATCATACCATCTTATTTATGAACTTTTAGTCTGGGTGGAATATTTTTTGGTGCTGTTTGTGATAAATATAGAAAAGGCAGGTATAAATGGACATTACTTTTCACAAACTGTATCTTTATGATCATGTTCGACAGCTTCTGGCTGTGGGAGATACTTTCTGCTCATGCAAGGATAACGGACCAATGAACAAAAACCCACTTAAGGCCCATAAAGGTCTGGACAATAAATTAATATTCAGAGTTTTGGGACCAGATAGAATCCCAGTCGATATTGCATGTAATCAACAGGTGTATGTTAGAATTATCGATCCAACCAACCGCATGATTGCCCTAGAGAAGCTCTGTACTCTAGGACCAGCTAAAGGAATCATTACACTAGAATTGAACAGTGGCGACATCGTTGATATACACGCAGGATTATATGAAATGGTTCTAATTAGGACCGAAGAGTTTGTTGTTAACATTCCCGGATATTACATTGAGAAGCCACTCTACAGTGACTATGACGATAATGTTGCTATGGAGATTTTAATCACAGAACAGGCTCTTAAAACCCCGATGCCTAGTATCACACTACTTCCAGAAGATTGGACTCCCGATATCCTTGCACCACTAACTGTTAATCCTCGCCCATGTTTCTATACTGGGCGTATTCCCGGTGGCCGTGTACTCAACCATAAAGAATCAGTGCAGTCATTCTCGACATATACTGAGAACTTTACCGGTATACTCGAAGTTTGGGGAACATTAGAAGAGACACCAGACGCGTACCTTAATGATACTCGATGGTTCAAGATTTTCCCGTCAAGCATGTCGCAGGATATACAGTTTATTGGGTATACAGGGACGCAAGCATGGACATTCGCTGCAAATTTTATGTGGTTGAAGTTTAGATATTTTCCGAGCACTCAGGTCCTTAATCCGGGGCTCTTTAAGAAACTAATAGTAAGAACTTAGTATGAGATTAACTGAAATAGAGAATAAGATGAGTTCTATAAATGTGCCATCTTCCATTAAAAACACACCG